CACAGGGCGTATAGATTTACCCGTTTTAGGTGTTGTAATCGACGCACCGCCTTTAATTACGTTTAGCTGTTGCTCTATGAACACTACAGGCGACGCAAAGGCTACGTTAGCTTCCGTCAGTATATCGGCTACAGCTGAAGCGTCCCAGGGCTGTATATCGTTAAATTTATTCCAGGGTACAGCTTTGTCTATATCGTCCCAGGAAGTAAACGGTCCGGGGTGGTTTAAGAAAAAGTTAGCCCACGGTAAGCCTAACACTTCACCGCGTCGCATACCAGATGTAGCAGCCAGGACGTAAGCGCCATAATAACGGTATTCTTTTGACGACTGAAGGAATATAGTAACCTGGTCCTGGCTTAATACTTTCATTTCCTTTTTTTCAATTCTGGGCGGTTTTGCAGCTGTAACAGGGTTTACAGCTATTTTGTTTTCGTTCTTAGCCTGTTCTAAGGCGGCGTTTAGTATATTGTGTATACGTATCACGGTAGCCGGGGATAGCCCGCCGCCACGGTCTACCATATCCCCAGTTTCCGGGTCTTGTACCTTGCTTTTGTTTCCGCTTTCTAACATCTTAGCGTAGAAACATTGTATATCTGTCGTCGTCAGCCTTTTAAGCAGAATACCGCCCAGCTCCGGGACGATATGACAGCGTATCTGCTGTAGGTAGCTTTCGTAGGTTGACTGTTTGATATTAGGCTTTGCGTAAGCGTCGCACCAGGTATTAAGCCAGGTAGCAAGGTTAAGCCTTCCAGCGTCAATAATACCGCCTGTAGCTTGCTGATTTTGCACCGTCCTTAGCTTTTCGCGTACCTCTTCACGTGTTTTACCATACAAAAACTTACGCTTTGTTTTGCCTGTTTTTGGGTCTGTGCCGTCCGATACGACGGCCGCCCATTGTCCTTTTTTGCGTTCATATATACAGCCTTCGCCGTTACCTCGTCGCTTTGCCATTGTATATACCCCCTTACATACTAAAAGACGCTGTATTAAAATTACGTCCGTAGCTCGGTCTAAGCCCTACGTTTTCTAAAATACGTTCTACAGCGTTGTCGGCGTCGCCTAAGCCTAACGTAATACGGTTTCTGCGAAGGAATGATAAAAGCACTCTGGCGGTTATAAGGTCGCCGCTTTTAACTAATTCCCGGTGCTTAACGATAAGCTGATACTTGATACAGTTCTTTTCTAAAGCCTTCATATTGTTACCTACCTTTCTTGTCACAAAGAAAATATTTATAGTTTAGTTTGTCTGTAAGACAAGTATACTACATTTTTATTTATTTGTCAATAGGACAAATGAAATTATTTTAATTTTCTTTATGACAAACAAAAATAACCCCTACACCGTAATTAGTGTAGGGGTTATACGTTCATTATTTACCGACAACCGTAAGGGCGTTAGCAAGCATTATAGCCGCCTGTCCTCTGGTTACGTTAAGTTTTGGTTTAAATTCGCCGTCCTCATATCCATTTACAATACCGTAATACTGTAACGTCTGTATATGAATATCCGCATAACTTGTAGCGGTGTCCGGGAAGGCTCTACCTACTTCTTTAAGGGTAAGCCCACAGTATAGCAAGAAATTAGCCGTAATCATTGCCGCCTGTTCTCTTGTTATGTATTCGTCTGGTCTGTACGTGCGGTCCTCAAAGCCATTGATAATACCACAAGCACATACTTTAGCTATGCTGTCAGCGGCAAAATGCCCGTCTATATCCGTAAAGGCGTAAGACGTGTCAAGTTTATAGCCGCAAGCGTTTTCTAACGCTTTAGCCACCATTACGGCGTACTCAGCACGCGTAATAGGGTTTTCGGGCTTAAAGGTGTTATCCTCATAGCCGTTAATTACATCATAGTTTACCAGCTTTTTAATGTGTGCTTCTGCGTAGTGGTCCTTTATGTCGGTAAGCCTGTCAGCCGCGGTAGGTGTGACGGCCGTAAGGCGACGTTTAAAGTCGTCCCACGCTTCGGAAGGCTTACCGTTTGACATAAAGGGCGCTGCACAGATTTTATGTGTAACGTGATAGTGCATTACAACATTATCTACGCTAACGCCGTATTTTTTCATAAGGTACTTAGTCAGCTCTACAGCTGTTTCTACAGCTTTAGGCTTAAACTTATATGTACCGTTTTCGTAATAGCTGCATATCTCAATACCGATACTGTTACTATTACGACAATATTTATGGTAGTAAGTCCCGGACGTTCCACAATGCCAGGCTACGTCCTCGTCTTTTACTACCCTGTAAATTGTGTCGCCACAGTCTACGAAGTAGTGGGCTGAAGCTCCCCTGTATTCGCTGTGAAAATATTTAGCGTTTGCCAGGGCCGCTGTACCGTTGTCGGATTTTCCAGCGGTGTAGTGAATAACGATATACTTAATACGTCCCACGTCGTTACGGTCCGTAAAGTTCGTTTTTGTAAGGTAGTCCTTAATATTCATTATCTACAGCCCCTTCCTCACCGTCAAAGCCCATAGCGTCCGGGTCTAAAGAATTACGCCAGGCTTTAAGCTCTGCGTCGGTCATTTCTTCGATAGGTTTCGGCGGTACTATACCCGCCTTAATTGCTTCACTACTCCACATCTGTAGCACCCCCTGTATCTTGCGTTACTATAGCGTTAATCTTTTCGTTAGTTTTTAGCTTTTCCTTCAGCTTGTCTAAAGCCTTGTCTACCCAGTCGCTAAACGTATCAAAAGCTACGTATTTAGACAGCGCCGGGAATTGTCCCAGGAAGGCGTCGTATACGTATCTTAGTTTAAGGTAGCCTGTACCACCGCCGTAAATGCTTTCGGCGTCAGCACAAATAGCTACAAGCCACTCTATAACGTTGCCCTTCCACAGGGACCGTAGGCGCAAAATAACGCCGACGACAATTACGACAATAGCTAAAAGCCAGTCCCAATTAGCGCTTAAAAAATCAAAAATAATCATATAGTATCACTCCTACTAAGGTAACGGTAAAGGCTTACCGTTTTCTATTTTCTTGCCTGTTTTGGTTTCTGTTTGGTCGGTCGTATTTGCTGTCCTGTTTCCATATATCTTTTTAACTATCAGCATAACAAGCTCAGCGCCGAAGAAGCCTACGGCGGTGGCGTATACCGAAGCCGGGGACAGTCCAAAATTTTCGCACATATTAAGCGACTTTTCTGTAATACGTACGATATAACCGATACAAAAGATAACAGTTATACGCATAAACAGCCCCTTAAAAATCTTAGGGGCTGCTTTCTTTATGCAATTAAGTATTTTTCGCATATCCTTACACCTTCTTAAAAATTGATGTTACCTTTTAGGACAGCTGCAACAAGGGCCGCCACGACAGCCGCAACTATACCAGATACGATACGGTCAAACCATACAGAAGGTTTATGCTCCAGCGTATCTATACGGGTTTCGTGCTGTTTGATTACGTCGTCGTGCTGTTTAATAAGTGTACCTATTTCGGTGGATAGCGTAGTAAGTTTACCGATAGCGTCATTATGCCGTTGTATGTCCTCTTTATCGCGTGTAAAGCGTTCATCAATCATACGGCTATGCTCTCTACAGTAATCTTTGCTTACAGTAGAATTATCCATAATTACGGTCCTTTCTGCTGTAGGTCGTACTTTTCGTACAGTTTACAGCGTAATTTATAGCTGTTACAATGCTTCATAAGTCCGTTGTAACTACCTACAGTAGCGTCTAACTTATCGGCGCTTATTTGCCCGTTTTTCAGCTTCCAGCATTTGTCTTTTATGTTGGATTTCATTTTTAAAGCTGTCGCCTTACGTAGCTTGACGTGCGTAGGCCAGACTACGTACCCTACAAACTCTATACCCATTGAGATAGGACGTATAGCAGTTTTGCCGTTAAGGCGTAACCCTAATTTATGGTTTACAAATTCCTCTACACGGTCTTTAACCTGGTGTAGAAGCTCTTTGCTTTCGCCTAAAATTATAATATCGTCCATATAGCGTATGTAGTAGTGTAGGTGTAGCTCATTCTTAACAAACTGGTCCAGCTCGTTAAGGTAGATGTTAGCGAACATCTGGCTTGTTAAATTGCCGATAGGTAAACCTACCTTACTGTCGTTGACAGGGTAAGCGTCAGCCGCGAAGCCTTCTACAGGTTGTATGTCGCCAGAAGCTATAATCAGTTCTAATAAGTTAATCAGTCTGTCGTCGCTTATTCTACGCTTAATAATTTCTAACAGGATTTCCCTGTTTACGCTGTAGAAAAACTTTGACATATCCAATTTTAAGTAGTAATACTTTTCGGGCTTACGGTCTACAGCCTTTAGCCAGTTGTGTAACTGTGCTACGGCTTTATGTGTACCTTTTTCTTCTCTACAGCCGTAACTATGATAGATAAAGCGTTTTTCAAAGATAGGGTATACTTGCCGATAGATAGCCCATTGTACTACTCTGTCCCGGAAGTCTAAGGCTGTAATAAGCCTACGCTTCGGGTCAGTTATTATAAACTGTGTATAGTTCGTTATCCGATACGTATTATTTAGTAGCTCGTTTTGTATCTCTACTAAATTATCTTCCAGCTGATACGTAAACTGTAAGACAGGTCCGCGGTAACGCTTTCCTTCTCTTGCTTCCAGGTACGATAGGTAAAGGTTATCAAATTCGCACACTTTTTCAAACAAATTTTTAGCCTTCTTCATATTGTCCCCTTTCGCGTAAGCGTGACAGGATTTCTACAGCTGTATACTAACTGCCTACTTACTAATTTAATCTTTTTACAGCTTGTCGGCTGTAATGGAAATAAGTCCCTTTAATCTCTGCGCGCTGAGAGTATACCCAGTAGGTATACGGTATCTGGCTACAAGAGTGAAGCGGAGCGGAAGCCAATGTTGTAATTGTAGTTCGTACGGTCGTTGTTGAGGTTGTAGTAGAACACACCCGCGTTGTCGTTGTTGTCGTAGTTGCCACCGCGATACGGCCATTGTTTGCGACTTATCCCCATATAGAATACTACTTACGTTGATATTGCGGCTGCTGTTGTGTAGATTTTATCCAGCCACCCAGCATACGCCCTATCTCTACGGCCTGTTTCGACCATACTTCGTATTTCTTATTAGGCAAAAAGCCTAATTCAAACGCCAGACGTAAAAAGGCTTTCAGTTTTGTAAGCTCTACGTCCATTTCCTGTAAGGTCGTCTTTTTGTAGTATTTCTTTTGTGCTTCTATTGCTCGTTCTAAAACTTGGTGCATACAATGCTTAATATCAGCTACAAGTGCAAACTTTTCACTTTTCGGGAATTGTGCAAGCGCACCGTAGCCGTATTTAGTCATATCGTATATTTTCTGCAATATTTTTAAATCTTCCATAAAGTTTTTACCTCGTTAAAGTCGCCTATCGGCGACTAAATCAGTTAATCAGTAAGCAGATTTCCGGGTACGTAAGCGGAGCGGAAGCCAATGCTGCAATCGTAGACCGCACGGTCGTTGGTGAGGTTGCAGTAGAACACACCCGCGTCGCCGTCGCCGTTGCAGTCGCCACCG